AGAGTAAATGCAGACCCAATTGCTGATGCATTAGTGGAGATTGTGTTAGCAAATCCTTCTCCAGCAGCAATAAATGTTGTTGCATATGAAATAGTGGTCTCAGTTACCAGAACTTCATCATCCTGGAAGACATCAGTTGCATTATCTTCACCTGACTCCTCATAATTCAAGTAAAGAGTGTACAATCCTCTTACAGATTGTTGATTTGTGATATATGTTACTACGGTTGCAGTTACTCCTGATGTTCTTCCTGTAATTTTCTTACCAATAAGTTGGTCAAGATACAGAGAAACAGGAATGCCTAGGTATTCTGCTTGAATCTGAACACAAAAGAACCTATCATTGTAGGTCAATTGTCCTGGAATAATTACAGAACCCTCTTTAAAGAGGTTATCTCCCATATCTTCAATCTGGTTCTGAAGAATGGATTGAAGATTATTTAATTCTCTAGCCTGAATTGGATATGCAGGTTTGAATAATACTTTATTATAGTTACTCTCGGGATCAAAGTCATCAAAATAAGGAGCAACGTTGAGGTTTGTTTCCTGTGGCATAATTCTTTAGAACTGCAAGATAATCTTTACGTCTTCTTTCTGGGATGACGACCTTGTGACTGATGGTCTGTTGTCCACATATACAATGTTTCCAGAATACTTTTTAGATTCTGGTTGAGCAACACCTTTAGTAAAGTCCTGACCCAGGTTATATGTCCTATTATTTATTACAGTTGTCAGACCTGTAAATCCAGTGTCAATTCCTAGAGTTGCACTGCCACCAATAATGTCTAAACTTCCATTTACAGCTGGAGTAGCAGTAAATCTCAGTTCTTCAAATCCATAAGTAGGACTTGTGTTTTGTGTTCCATCAGAATTAAAACCACAATTGGTTCTATCCTGCCAATACTTCAAAACTCCAGTTGTTTGATCATATGAAACAACTCTGCCAATAGCAGTTGAACCAAGACCAACAGTTTGAGTGATATCAACATCAGCGGTAAATGTTGCTGAACTATATCCAGCACCAATAAGTCTTAAAGCGTATACTGCACTTGCCTTATCAGTATTGAGGACAGCAGATGAATTGTATGCTTGTGGATTCTCAACTAGACCCACTCTTGCAAACTGATTTCCTGTGATAAAATCAGGATTTTCAGTATCATTCTCAAATCTTGCATAAGTTAGGACATTATACGCACCAAGTTCTTTATAAACATCAGCACCATGACCACCAGAGGGTGGAATAATTACATTGAAAGTCGGTGTTGTAGTTCCAGTGGGAACACCACCAGCAGCAAGGTTGACTGTACCAAATGTATAACCAGACCCACCTTTTGAGACTGTTACTGACTCAATTTTAGCATCAGCATTAACTACAACAGTTGCTTCTGCATCTGCTCCATCACCTGTAATAGGAACTTGTGTATAAGTTCTAGAAGTGCCAAGTCCTGCACCACGATTTCTGATGGTTACAATCTTTAATTGTCCACTTGATGAAGCATTCTGTCTGACTGCAGCATTATCAGTGCTAGTATACCAGTCATTAGGGACAGGAATATAGTTTGTTGAGTCAAACTTGATTGCTTGACTTGGTTTGATAGTATAAAGATATTTCCAAATATATCCATCACCACTTGAACCAGCAGATCTTGGTTCTAAATCAGTAAAAGTTGGTTCATCAAGAGATGGACCACCTTGAAAGTTATTCTCAGGAGTTGCATTATTATAGAGACAAACATATACTCTATAATCACTATTCATTACAAAGTAATTTGCAGAATAGATATCAAAAGAACCAGATGGTTGAGAAGCATTACTTCTTGATATATCATTTCTCCACATATCATATGTGATGCCAGACTGCCAGTTGATTTTTCTGACAACTTGACTAATATCACTTGCATTGATCTTTTTCAATGCAATCATAGTATCCCAATAATCATTAGATTGATCTAGATTATCTTTAGGAGATGGTGGATTTGTATCCCAGTCTGCCTGATAATCAGATGCATTAGGAAGACCAATGAATGCATAATAAGAATTTGTGCTGGACTGAACACCAGCGACAAAATTCTTAGCATTCAATATTCTAAGTTGGTCAGTAATTATCGCTGCCATTTTGTTCTGACTTTTTTTTATTTATCAAGTATAATTGTTATATTTTAAAGATACATCCCTAGTAACAAGACTTCCAGTTGAGATTCCTGCATAACCATTTTGAGTGTATGAATTGAAAGAATTTGCAAGTGTTCTGTTTTGAATATCAATTTTGCCCCAGCTAAATTCACCTGTACTTGTGGATCCATAACTTACATCACTAATTGTACCAACATTAGTTACAATTCTTCTGACTGCTGTCATCCCATAACCAGTAACATTAGCCAACTCAGTAGTAACACTCTCAACTTGATATACAGCATCAGAGTACGTTGTAGCAATTGAAACAAGATTGCCACTGGTATCCTGAGTCTCAAGAGTTCCACCAACACTTACATTGATGTTAGTATCAAATATTGTCAAATAATCACCAGTAGAAATTCCACTGATTGTGATACCTGTTCCAATATAAGTTGGATCTCTCATAAATGAACCTTTTGGAATGAAGAGGTCAAAGATAAGTTTGTTTTGTGTCCCTGAATTTGTTGTATTGAATCCAACAATCTCACCATAATCTCCTTCATAAGAAGAAACTCCCATTTCTTCTCTAACAAAAGTAGGAGATTCAATAATGACTAATGGCAAACTTGTTGATGTGTATCCTGTTCCTGCTTCTGAAATAGTAAATGATGTCACAATATCATTAGTTATATTTGCTGTTGCAGTTGCTGTTGTGCCAACATCAGGGTCAGAAATAATTACATTTGCAGAAGAAGTTGTATATCCAGCACCAGGATTTGTGATATTCAATGCTGTGATTGATCCACCAACAGAAACTGTAGCAGTTGCAATTGAACCAACTTTACTATCTTGTGAAACAACCAGAATACTGTTCTGGAATGTTCTATTGGCAGATTCATTATTAGAGTTGAATAATGGTCTTACACTATCAACATAAGCAGTTGTTGTGCTTACACTGAGTGGTTGGATAAGGTATGAAGCAGGATAGATTTGCGATTCATATTCAACTCTATCCTTGCCAACATATTTTCCATTGATAAACTTATCAACAGATTGCTTACACCAAGTAACAGGTCTAAGAATAGATTGGTCACTAGTGATTCCAGGACCAGGATAATTATTGGTCTCAACAGAATCAAGAGTATTGATACCTGTGACTGTTCTTTGAGTTTGATCCAATGTAATTGGTTGACCCAGATCAGGATTGTTGTTGATATCTAACATATCACCAATTTTAACTGTCTCTAGAATGTCTGTGAAGACAACATCCACACTACCAGCACCTTTGTAGAAGATGATCTTAGAAGTATCACTACTATTTTCAACACCATCTAGTCCTGCTTTGGGCGCCTCAGCAAATGTAATCACACTACCACCTTCAAACTGGTATGCAACACCAGGTTCCTGGAGGATATCATTGAGGAATACCAACAGTGTCTTATCTACTTCAATGTTTGAACCAGCTTGGGATCTGATTGAGATTGGTTGGTCATTAATTGACAGTTTAAATGACTTCTGAGTACCATCAAACTGACTATCTAATGCATCAAATACTTCAAACTCTCCAACAGTCCAACCATTGAATTGATCACTGTAAGTATCCTCAATTGTAATCTGGAACTCATTAAATGTTGCTCCAGGGTCAGTTGGAATTCCAGTGAGACCGCCAACAGGGACAGTCAAAATCTGTTGAGGTCCAAAGGAGTGACCTGAATTTCTAAATTCAAAATCAATAACACTTGAACCTTGTCCTACAACAATATCAACTGTTGCACTCTGCCCAATACCTGCAGGACTAGAAGAAGAATACTCAAGTGGAATATCAGAGTAACTTAAAGGAGAATCAAATACTACAACAGGTGCATTGGATGCTGTATATCCAGAACCAGGATTGGTGATGTTGATGCTTACAATATGACCACCTTGAATAGTTGCAGTTCCAATATTTTCAATTGAAGGAATAACACCATTAAATGTCTGAACACCAACATTAACAATTTGAGATCCTGGTCTATAACCAGAACCACTATTGCCAATACTAATAGAAGAAACAGTTCCAACACCAGATATAATTGCTGTTGCACCTGCAGATACTAATGGTTGATAAGCAAACCCTCCAGTAGAACCAACAGAAACAATCAGACCACCTATAGGGAAATTAGTCTTGTTGAAATCATATCCTTCTGGAACTCCAGATCCATTGTATCTAATTGAACTAATTCCACTATCTTCAATAATCTGATAATCACCTTGAGTTGCCTGAATTCCTTGTGGTGACTGATAAATGTTATTGGTTAAAATAACTGTATCTGATGTAATGCCAGTGACATTATTGCCAGAAGTTTGAAGTGTGAAGACACTAGATACTCCAGTAAATCCACCAGAGAAGTCATCAAAGACATTGTTAAGATGATAAGCTTCAAGTGTTGTGCCTGCTCCAGCACGCTTCATGAAAGTTCTTCCCTGGAATGTAGAACTGGATGTAATACCAGTCCAATCTCTAGAGTCTGGAGGATTAGTTGTTGAACTTAATGGAATATTTCCATAAGGAGCAGAAGAGAAGAATAATGTATTTCCTACAATGTTGTAATTACCAGAATACTTGGTGATTGTTGCTCCAGCTAAGTGGTTTGTTAGTACAGAACCCAGTACAGGTCTATTTACTGAAATGTTGTTGCTAATACCATAAGTTCCAACTGCAGAAACAGTCATAAATTCATCATCAATCTTAATGATATCACCAGTAACAAAAGATGTAACACCTGTGGTTTCAAAGGTTAATTGGAAATTAATAGTTCCAGTAAGTGTAGAATTGATAGGAGTTATTGCAATTGGAGCCTGGATCATATTATCAATAGCAATCAATCCTTTTGAATTTGCTTTCTTAGCAGTGATTGTGTGTGATGCACCTATACCAACAGAATTAAGAGTCAGAATAGATGGAGGAACTGAAAGAGCATCTTCTGCAGTAGCAGCAAATCTCAATTTACCTTCATCAACCTTGACCACAAAGACATCTTCTGGAAGTAAATCAGTTGAACCAATACCAGGTATAACAGCAGTAACAATGCCAATACCAGCAGTATGACCTACACCTGGTGCTCCATATGTAACACTCTCACCACTTACAAAGAAGTGATTGGGGATTTGAATATAGTCATTTGCCAAATCAACAACAATTGAACTTGAACCATCAAATATTCTTCTGAAAATTGGGTTCCCTCTATGCTTGAGTTCGAAGGAGTCTTTAAGATTTAGTTTTGTACCTTCATAAATCCCAGAATCAGTATTAACAACAACATTATTGAGATCAATATCAGTTGGATTTGCATTTTCAGTAGTAATCTGTAGTTGATTAAAATAAGTTCTGACCTGAACTGCCTTGTTGGCAACTGGTGTGTAGAGAATATCAAGACCGCCAGTGATTGAACTTATGCCAATAGTTCCAATACCTAAACCTGTTGATGTATTAGCATACTCAACACAGAATTCATTAGATGAAGAATTGATAGCGGCAAATTCAAACATCTCATACTCACTATCAGTTGTATTCTCCACAACAACAACACAATATGTTGACTCATAAGGTGTTGTATAAGATGAAATTACATTTGTTGTTGGCGAAGCTGAGGCAGAGATTGATGAATAAGAAGAACCTACTCTAGTAATATCTAAGTCAAAAGAACCAGTAGATGTTCCATTATCAGAAATTGCTATAACAGCAGAGTTGGTTGTAACTGGTGTTGCAGTACTGCTATGGAATTCAACAATAATATTTCCACCACTAATTCTTGCACCAAATGTGCCTATTCCTAAATTATAAGTATTTTCTGACTCATTGATGCTTCCATACTCAAGAAGTGAGACATCTGTGCCATCATGCAGGATGTTAAGTTCAGTTGAGTAGAAAGTATCTGTAGAGACCTCTTCAACCATTGAGAGTACCTTAAGTGCTCTATATGTGGTTCCTACAGAAACAAGTGTGCCTGTGGAACTTGCAGGTATAGTAGATCTTTGACTGAATACACTAGATACATCACCATAACTTCTAGTCCCAGTAGTAGTCTTATCATCTAAGATACTGAAAGCAAAAGATGACACGTCATATATGTTTGTTTCAAACTTGACTGGGAAGAATGTAAGATCCCATCCACCAGCAGTAGCAATGTAATCATAATAACCAAGATATGGATATGTTTCAATAGTTGCATATTGATTCATATAAGCAACACTATCATCCTGAATCATTGTGATAATAGAGAACTGTCTCTCATCAGTAAATACTCTATCTCTTGCATGAGTTAGAATTTTATTGTAGATATAGTTTGATTCAAAAGAAGCAATTGATTCATATGGTTCTGCTCTTTCATTACTATTGAACTGAGAAGAAATATCATCAATACTCAGAACTCTATTGCCAACAGACTGGAAGTAATCAGATAGAATTCTATTATCAAAGATAATTTCATTTGAGAACTCTTGACCATTTACAACAAAACTAGTCTCTGTTACATTATCATAATCATAGAAGCAATTAAGATCTCCATTTCCAATAATATCCACAACTGTCTCAATATTAGAGTCAATTGCAGTGACAGGAACAGATGCCTCACCAACAGGTGCTGCAGCACTCTCAATCTCAAGATCAGCAAACCTCTTAAATCCAGCAGTATGATTTAATGCTCCAACAGAGTTATTCCAAGTATCAAAGTCAACATTAGACTTCAATGAATATGAGAAGTTTTGATAATACTCATTATTAGGAATCCTTTGCAAGCTATCATTCAGGAATCCAGTATTTTGACTCCAACCATTAATGATAGTTGTACCAGCACCAGTTTCAATCTCTGCTTTAAAATCATACTTGGTCTTAATAAAACCTTGAGTATTTGAAGTAAGACCTCTAACTGTATCTCCAACATTAAATTCAAATGGTGTAGATACTTTGAGAATTTCTGTATTCCTATTCCAACTTTCTACATTGCCATTACGCTCACCATTGGTTACTTGCTCATCTAAGAAGAAATCATTCTTCTTAAGAACAATATCAAAGATTGGGAAGTGTGAGACTGGAATAATTCTACCCCTAATGGGTGTAGTTACATTTCCAGGTTCTTGAGTACCACTAATGACCTCAGACATATCATAATCAATGAAAGCACCAGATCCACCTAGATTGGTCTGGACACCAGTTACAGGGAAGTATGCATAATTGTACTGTGAAGAGTTATAACCAGTTCCTGTTGTGCCAAGACCAACATTGATGCCCTCAACTAGAACACTTTCACCAATAACGAACGGGAAGTCTTCTTCATCACTGAATATTGTATTAAAGAATATTCTTACATTCTTAGTTGAATTGGTATAAACCACTGAGTTGATGCCAACGCCATTAGTATTGTTGGTTGGTACAATTCTAGGCAATGTTTCATAAAGTTCAGTTGTATTTTTGATAATAGAAACCTGATTTTCACCAAGAGCATATGAGAGTTCAACATTTGATTTAATCTCATTTGTATACCCATCAACCACTACCAGGTTTGGTGCTAGAAGATAATTAACTCCATTGGATGAAATACCAATTCTTTCAAATGAATTGAGTGGTTCAATTTCAAGGATTTCAGGAAGGTTTGCTACTGTTCTTAATGTGCTATCAGAAGGATAGTCAAAACCAATATTGTTAGATGAATATGTGTAATTTAAGATTTGACCAATGTTCGTACTTTCAGGATAAAGAATGGCATCAGTTCCAAAACCACTTCTTACTGTGTTAATACCAGGTAGACTCCTATAACCTATACCTGGATTAGAGATTTGTACTTCAGTGATAGATCCATAAGCAGTCAGAGAATTAGTATCATATTCTGGTGCTGCATTGGTTGTTCCATATGAAACAACCTCAGGGACTGTACTGATATTAAATGTGAATGTTGTTGTTCCAATTCCAGAAACTTTTTGTGTACCATCATAATCAGTAGGAACTAGATTGATTTGATTATATGAAGATACTTCTTCATCAATAATCATCTCTCTTTGAACTATAGGCGAAAATGTGGTGTTTACATTACCAAATGAATACCATAGAACTGAAGGTATATGGTCAGAAACAAATACAGACAAGTTTGCTGTGGAATCAATACCAGGTCTACCACTCTTTGTTACTTCAAATTCACTACTCTTACCTGATGTCAGATAAAGTGTTCTGTATGAAGAATCAGAATAGATATTGAGTTCAAAAGCAGAATACTGATTATTGTTTGATACAAAAGAAAGTGATGAGTCTGAAAGATCAAACTTTAAAGTATTGTTCTTACTGACATTGACCAAAGGATTAACCTTAGAAAGTGTTCCAGCAGAAGCACTAGTGATATTGACAAAATTGGGTTCAACTTGAGTAATCTCTGATCTTTCTCTAACAAGTTTGATCTTTATTGGTGTGTAAAGAACAACATAATACATTCCTTCATTTACAAGACCACCTGATGGAGTGGTTGAAGTATAGATGACCTTATCACCAGTCTTAAATGGATTGTTGCTCAAAGAGATAGAATTATCAGAAGTTGTGACATCTCCAGACGCAAATGTCTTGGGATCAAATACCATCCTTCTGTTGAATTCATTATATTTTACAGTTACAACTACTTCATCTCTTGGTTTGAGATCAATATTAACAGAATCCCCAACAAAAAGACCGTGTGTTGATGCAGTAGATACTGTAACTATATTCTTTTGCAATTCTCCAGTAACTACATCAGTGCGTTTTGTTCTCAGGTTATGATAAACACCTGAACCAACACCAGTAAAGTAAAGAAGACCAGCAGTAGTATTCACACCAACATATTGTCCAGTTACAGTAGAGATACCAACTCTATTGGTTGAAAGACCTACAAATCTATTTGTGAGAGGAACAGCATAGAATGTTCCAAGACCTGAGAGAACAACAGTGCTTGCTGCTCCAGTAAGACCATTCCAGGTCTCAATAGAATCACCACCATTGGTTGAATACTCAACAACTTCATTAATCAAAAGACCATGATTTGGATAGTAGATTGATTGAGGTGGGATTACAACAACTGAGGCACCTGCTCCTGGATTGGAGAATGTAACTGCTGTTCCAGTTCCTGTTCCTAATGCAGTTCCAAGACCTAATGCCTCAGCAGGATTGAAATACAATACATTATTAATTTTTAATGTTTGTGTAGTTCTTGCAGTTCCAGAATTAATAGAGAAACTTCTTGGATCTTTGAAGATCTTAGTCAATGCAATATGAGAAGTTCCAATAGTGCCAGATTGCTCTCTTAGAACTTGAAGTCTCTGATTTCTTCTATCAAGAGTGAGAACTTTAACCTTCTCACCATCAACTTGCATAATGTCATCAGGTCTCACAAATGGATACTGAATAGCACCACCAATATTAAAATAGGTTGTCATTCCTGTTACAGATGTATCACCTACACCAGCAAGAAGAACAAATGAACCAGTGTTTATACCAATTGCATAATTGCCATCTAATCCATCATAATATCTTGATAGACCAGATATGGTAACAATATCGCCATCTGACAATCCATGAGGAACAGAACTATAACCAACAAACTGACCTCTTGATGCATAAGGGATGAACTCAATATCAGAAACAATTGTTGATCCTAAACTAACCTCACTTACTTTCTTACCAAATACTCTTTCAACTTTACCTGCAGCATTACTACCACCAGTGAAAGAGTTGTCAAATATAAGTTGATCATTGACTCTATAATCTTTACCACCTGTGAGAATACCAACACCTTGAATTCCACCAGAAGATGCAGATGTGATATCAATTTTTTGTTTTTTATATGTGTTTGAGTTGTAGATATAATCATAACCACTCAATGCAGCATTCATATGGTATGGTGTAGTATTTCTAAACCAACCATAATTTTCAATATCATAATCTACATGATTGGAAGAAGTGCTAAAGTTAAATGTATTTGGTTCTGAGTTAAATGTATTTCCAATTACATATGGAAATACTGGTCTTCTATACCTGTTGAAAGATCCAGAAGTATCTGTGGTTTCACTAATAGTAGCAAAGTACGCATATGTTCCTTCTGGATAATCAGGAGTAACACAATATCTACCATTATTCTTATCTAAATCTCCAGTTTCTCTGAATGAAAAGTCTTCAACAAAGAAACCCTCCGAATATTGGGAAATAGGTGGTCTATTAGTTGGGTTCTGTGTAATCTCGTAACCAGAGATCATTCTCTTAATAATTCCACCAGAAGCAGAACTATAACCATATGGTCCATAGATTGGATGTCCATCATATGACCAACCAATAATTGGTGAGTGTCTTTCAGAACTGACTTCAGTGTCATTCTGTTTCTTCAGATCACTCTCTGAGTAAATTGTATTACCATTAGCATCAATTACATATGTACTCTCTCTCAAATATCTGGATGGATATAAATGTGAATACTCAAGTGTCTTTCCACTTATTGAGTTTTCAACAATACCATCATCTGCTCCGATATTAGATAAATTCCTAGCAAAGAGGTTAACAGTCCACTGATTAATATTTGTAGTTGTAGTAGCATCAATACCTGCAGGTTTAACTAGAATAGTGGTATCACTAGAGTATCCTGCACCACCACTAATAACTTTAATCTCAGTGATAGCACCATTTGAAATAATAGGTGTCAGTCTTGCAAAGGAACCTATTCCACTAATAGCAAGATCTGGTGGTGAGTTATAATCTTTACCACCTTCATTAACCAGGACTTCTACAATTCTTCCATTAGAAATAATAGGAGTTAGTTGAGCATCACTTCCACTATTGAATGTGATGACTGGTTGTCTATTGAAGTTTAGGACTTCAGAAGCACCATAACCAATTCCTTCATCTGTAATATCAACAGAATCAATAGAACCTCTAAAGATTGGTTGAACCTTACAGGAGAAGTCTTGATTGGTTAATGTATTAACTCCAATAGTTCCTCTAACAGTGACTGTAATTGGGTTATAGTTGAAAGTTCCATTACCCTCAGATTTAATGTTTGTGAGGATATTATTATCATAGAAATAGTCAGACTGAGTTTGCCCAGTTCCTACCTCTGAAAGGGAGAATGTGCTGTCATTAATCTTGACCACATAATATTCAATGGTAGATCCAAGACCAGCAATAGCAGTTGCTCCTGCTGTATATCTAACAATCTCTTTCTCACCATATCCATGATCATTGATAGTGATCTGATTAGATGCTGTATTAACTCCAACAATGAGTCTCTCTTTATTCTTATATCCTGAACCTGCTTGGTCTACAACAATATTAGAAACAATCTTCTTTCTATCATATGACTTAAACTCCTGTCTGCCAACTCCATAACCTGTAAGGTCTACAGTATTAATTCCTGCCTTGGCATCATTGAAGTTATCATGAAGTGTAATAGTCAATGCATCAACTACATTGACATAGTAGTCAGCATCTGTTTTAATACCAACAATACTATCTACACCTTTAGTTACATATACAACTCTCTCATTCTCTCTAAACTTATGATATGTTGTAAACCCAATAGTATTTGTTGCAAGGTTTAACCCACTCTGCGAACCAGGACCAGAATTAAACTGGACTAGATGATCAACAGAAGCAAGATTGACCTTTGCAGATGCACCAGTCCCCTGTCCACCACTAATAATAACAATAGGGTCATCTACATAGTCAAACCCGTTATCAACCACTCTGATCCCTTCTAGGGATCCCTCAACAGCAACTATGCCAGTAGCACCAACCCCAGTGATATCACTGATCTTCATGATTGGAGGATTGATTACATCATATCCTTGACCTCTGTTATCAATATCTAATCCTTTGACGCCACCATAGTAAATGGTGTCAAATGACTTATAGTTGAGAAGTTCAACACCATTAATTAGAACTCCGTTATAACCTGGTTCAGTACTGTATTCTCCAACCTTTGTAGATGGTTCATTGACCTCTCTGTAAATCTTTTGTGGGGAGAGTTCTTTTTGATAGAAGTTATAATATAAGAACTCACTGTCAGTTACAGTTCCTACAGGTAAAATATATCTATTATTGTAGATGTCTGATGTACTTCTAGCAAGTTTAATAGTAGTAGAACTTACTCTCTTAACATAATAAACACCAGCCTTTACATTATCAAAATCGTCAATAGTCTCTGTTGTAAAAGAAATGCCACTAGAGGTAGTTGTAGTAACAATAGTTACTTTTGGTTGATAATATACAGCATCTCCTGTATAGAAACCATGATCAGATGTTGGAGTAATAATTAGATTATCACCAACAGCACTACCACTGAAGATTACTTCTTTGTTATATGGATTGGTTGTTATTGAATTGTAGTTTGGAATAGAGTTGGATGCTACAATAAACTCACCATTGAACTTCTCATATGTGTTGAGAACATTGGCATAGATATTGTTTAGTTCTGGATACTTTGAAGAAGATCCTTTAAGAATCTGATTCTCTAGAGTCCAAGTAAAGGAATATTCTGATGTCTGAATATTTTCAGAAAGAACAGCATTGAACTCAGACTCAGATAGAACTGTGGTCACAGTAAGTGACCTTTCAAGACCAGTACTACTCTTAAGAGACATCCTATAACCAGGTCTTACAAACAGGTTATCAAATGTTTTTATTGTAAATGTTTTCTGACTAGAATCAATCAGAGTAAATGAAGCAACTGTCCAATTTGTCTTGACATTATAATACCAAGATTTGGACTTATTCTGTGTAGACTCTAAACCTATTGACTTAACATTGATAGTATCATCCTTCTTGAAGAAGTAAGTATCACTATTGAGTTTTAAGTTTTTGAGGGTTGTGACAACTCTTACCTGTACCTGACCACTAGGTGTATCAGAATAACTATAATCATTGAGACAGATATCAGTCTTTGAGTTAATTGCAGTTGTAGCAGTAGTAACACCTAAAAACTGTGTTAGTGTCTTTTCAGAATATGTAAGGATATCTTCATCACCATCAATATTAACTACTGATAGTGAACCAGATGCTGGAAAACTTACTGTGGAATCTACATCTAGTACTGTTGATCCAATTGAAACACTATTAAGAATTTTAGTTTTAGGATTTGGTTCAAACTTACCATAGATTGAACCCTCTACATCAATATCTCTCCTATAACCATAGTCAATAGCAATCTGATAGAAGTTGCCTTCATTATAATTAATCTTCTCTACATTGGTTACAGTTCCTCTAGCACCAGTTCTATTCTGATAGAACGTATGATTTTTCAGTTCAAGAGGATTACCAGAATATCCTTCAACCACATAGTCCTGTGTGATTCTATAATCAGCATCAGATGGTTTGATCAGGAACTTGCTGGGTCTAATGACCTCTACATCAGTACCATACAATGCTCTGAACAAAATCTCAAATGACTGATCTGTTCCTTTTGATTTATAAAAACTATCAGCAGTGAATATGAAATTTCTTTGATCCAGCCCAGAATAAAGCGTTCTCTCTGAGAAACCTGGAATGAATTGATTTTTAATTCTCTTGAAAAACTCTTGTAAGAATCTTACATTGAGATTGTAGATAGTAGAACCATCTACATGGTCTGCAGACTCCGTTTGCTTAAATGTGAGTTGATCAGGGGTATTAGTCCCAACATAGGTTGTAATGCCACTGAATCCCCTTGTACACCCCTCAAAAGTGGTTTGTGTCTTGGACTCATATGAAATGATTTCGTCGTCAATTTGAATCAAACCATTTGATTCTGGAAAACCATCAGTAAAGTTACTATCTGAAGAAGTAACGATAGATGTATTCTGGAAGGTAATATCACCCTCCAAGATAGTAGAATTTTTAAGATTGAATAACTCATCAACCTTTACATACTGATCCAGATTCTGAATCAGGTCATATGTTCCACCTTGGTATTCTTGTGAAACATAATACTCCTTTAAAAAGTCTACAAGAAGTGGAAAGTCATCCTTTACATATTGAGGGACTTGACTCGCGATTATATCTTGAAACTTGACTCTATCTACTGCCATTTCTATTAATAGGAGTATGTTGTGGATTGTGTAGAACCAGCATTGCCAGTTGTAACAGTTACTCTAGTTGTAGTATTTGGAACATCTGTAGCAACAGGTTGTGTAATTGTTTGTGTAGATGTAAGAACAGGAGTTCCTCTAACAATACTTCCATTTAAGTAACTGGAGGTAACAATATAGTTACTACCTGAGACATCATCACCAGATGCAATTTGATCTGATACAGTATTGACTACAACATTGTTCGTATCCAATTGAAGATATAGATCCTGAAGTCCTATAACATCATTTGAATATGGAACAGCAGACACTTCAATAAGGGGTGTTGCTCTATTTACGCTAGTAGAAATGATCTTAATTGGGTTCAATTTAATCTCACCCTTTATGTAATCAATAATACCAATGTTCTGTTTGATAACAACTGGTTGAGAAGGTGAATTCAACTGAAACAAGAATATACTACCATTCTTTAGACCAGGATTTGGTTTATCACCTAGGTATACATCACCAGAAATACCACTTACTTTGAAAGCAGATGTCTTGATGTTATATCCAACAACAGTTCCATTAGAAACTGGTGAGTGTCCATGGTTCTTTATATAAAATCTATTACCAAAACATAACTCATATTCAGCAAATGCATTTAGAAGAGGTTCCAGATCTCTTCTCATCTGAACAGTAGTAATGTTAGATGTGATTGAAGCATGAGTATCATCAATAATCTTCTGATACTTACTAAACTTAAACCTAGCACCAAACTTATTCAACTCTGTAGAGTTGGCATAGGCAGTAATATTACTAGTTACAAGTGAACCTACTACACTAGGAGAAGGTGCTTTGTTCTCATTATAATAAACATATGAATCAGTCTCAACATAAAGATACTTCAGATCAACAATCTCATTAACAATACCTCCTACTGAATACTTTCTCAGTTGTCTTGTGATATCATCCTTGATAGTACTAGAAAGATAAACTCCATTCTCAGGTTTTACACTGATAAAGACCTTTCCATACTGTGGAGGAGTGAGTTCTTCACCACCAAATGCTGAAACAG